CATCCCCATACATTTTTCTCGAAATAGCACTCAGGCTGTCTTCCTTTTTAACGGTATATGTCTTTGCCTTTGCTTTCGCTGTGGAGGTGTCTTTTCTGGCAGCATTTGCAGTGCTGCTTTTCTGAACCGTCAAAACATTCAGCGGAACATATTGCCGAAATCGTATCGTAAACGGAATGTCTCCGTTATCCTCATATTTTGAGCTGTAATCGATTGACTCAATATAGAACTGCTCATTGATTTTTGCGCCTTTGTCATCAGCCACAACCACACGCACAATGTCCCCATCATCCATCCATGCTTTTAATGTTTCTACATAGTCCATTGCCGTATTTGCGCTGATGCCGCTGCTCCTGCAAAAGCTATAGTCATTCTCTGGAAAGAAACCGGATATACTCGGACTCTGGGGCTTTGTTTTGCCCAGCACATTGATGTCTCCCTTGTCTGTAGCCCTGACCGTCTCTATTTCTCTGCCAAAGCTGTTTTCGTAGCCGTCCGGCGTAACAGGAAGCATCATGCTTGTACCCTTCATTTGATTTTTCAACCAGAATTCAAACATATTCTCCCCTCCTTATGCGCCTACAAAGCTTTCTCGCATATTTTGCATATTTCTGACCAACGCCCGCGCAATCTTATCAATGTCCGCTTCTTCCCGTACTACAATCTGGTCAGCCAGCTTTGCAATCGTAACACTGCCGCCGCCTTCCTTGTCGGCTTCCACCCTTGTTAGAACGCTTTCACCCTCGTGCAGTTCGGCTACATATCCATCATAAGGTACCCTTTTCAGCCCTGCGGCGTGTTTTCTGCTACTGCTGACACCGCCGGGTGTTCCCTTATAGGCATTTGCAAAAATGCTGTTGATATAGCCAGACACGCCTTCCTTGCTGATTTGCGCCCTCACGTCGCTTGTGGCATTGCTTAGTCTTCCGCTCTGCCAGCCTTTGGAGAACTGGTCTGCCATTGCCTGTCCAAATTTTACATATTCACCGCTTTCTGTCAGTGAAGATTGTATATTTGCTACCAGTGATTTCTCTGCCTGCAATTTCTTCTGATATTCTTCGCTGTTTTTGTAATCAATTTCCGCCTGCGTCTTTGCCTCCCACATGACCTTTTCCGCTTCAATGCCGGTTAAGCCTTCTTCCTCAATGCGTTTTGTGGCATCCTGCATAGCATTGATAATGCTCTGCTGGTACTGGTTCTCCATTTCCGCCTCATACGCCCCGACCATGCTGTAAGCATTTTTCATCTTTTCGCCAAGGTCTCCGTTATAGGCTTCAATTTCTTTTTCCATTCCCTTTTTGCGGGCTTCGTTGTAGCCTTCACCCATGGCAATCTCAATATTCTTTTTCGCACTTTCCAGCTGTCCCTGCAAGCCGCTGAAGGTATCACTCATGGCATTTACTGCGTCATGATATCGTTCCCCTTCACTCGTAGCGGTTCGCAGCGCCTCTACCAGCATATCAGACGTAATTTTGCCGTCACTCATCATTTTTGTAGCTTCAGCAATAGAAACGCCTTGATTTTTTGCGACAAATTCCAGAGGGTTAAAACCATAGCCGACCATCTGATTCTTGTCCTGCGCGTTCAGCTTGCCTGCCGCCATGCTCTGAGAAATGGCATAGGATAGTCCGGAAAACTTGTTTGCATCGCCCATGGCAATATTACCGATAATATCCATAAATTCCGGCACATTTTTCTTGTCAATGCCGTAGGAAAGCATTTCCATGCCCTTCCCAAGCATGACAGAGGTATCATACGGAGTTGTATCGCCATATTTCATAATGCTTTCATATAGCTTTTTCCCCGTTTCATCATCGGTCATGCTGGCATAGTTTCTCTTGTAGTTTTCGCGCTCGGCTGCGTATGCACTGCCATTTGATATTTTATCCTGCATTTCAGCCGTTGTAGTGTTATACAGACTCTGTACCTCATTCCGGAATAAATCATCTGCCTGCTGCTGCTTGTTATTCAATGCCTGTATTGCACCTGTCAATCCGCCGACCGCTGCACCAACCGCCGTACCAATCGGACCTGCAATACTCCCCATTGCCGCACCGGAAAGTGCATTGCCGCCAATGCTGCCCACAGCACCGCCAATGGTTGAACCAAAGGCAGAAGAAGTCATGTTGCCAAGCAAATCTCCCGCAGCACCGCCGAGCATACTTCCAAGCCCTGCCTTTGCTAAGGATTTCATCATGCCGGCGGCACCGATCAACCCTGCACCTACACCGGAACCCACATTTGCATTGCTATTTCTTGACATTGTGGTTTGAATTTCTTTTTCTCCACGCAGCACTTCACTCTGCAAATTGCTCAGCCGCTTATATTCATCGTTTAAGCTTTCTAAAGCTGTTTGCTGTTCCAGAAAAGCGTCTCTGGCACCCTCAGAGCC